GTGTGGGCCGCGAGCGCGACGGCGGACTGGTAGATGCTGTTGAGGGGGGTGCTCATGGGGCCGGGGCCTCGTAGATTTGGAGGCCGTAAATCCAGGCGTTTGTAAAGCTTGTCGTGGTTCTTGAGCCGATATAAATTCGAAACGGCGCCGAAGTGTCAGTGAAGTTTGTCTTTCCCCACACGATAGGAGCGGTGGTAAAGGCGTATCCGCTTACTTGGTTTGTGAAGCTCTCGGCGTTTTGAAACACTGGGATGTATCCATACAGACCAGCTTTTCCTGCTGCCGCTCCCGCGAGTCCACCAGCCCCATAGCATAGAAAGTTGGTGTTGCTTCCTAAATAAATCAGTATGTCAGCGGCGCTGCTGTTCGCGTTTGTTCGTTCCACTGTTCCATAGATAAAGACGGCTGAGTTTGAACCCAGAAGCGCTGGGAGAGTGGTGTTAAGTATGGGCGTCGTGTTCACGAATCCGCTGCCGTTTGTGCAGCTCCCAATAGCCGACGTGGACACAGAGCCAATATAAATGTTCGAGGGCGACGAGTAGAGCAACCGCAGCCCGATATTGTTCGCCCGAAAAAACCCTCCCGCCGTGAACGTATTCGTCCCAGTGAAGGTGTTGGTGCCATTGCGTGTCACCGTGTTTGTCGCGCTCGGGATGGAGTTCGAGAGGGCGAGGAACTGCGTCATGGTCGGCCCCTGGGCGGGGTAGTTGAAGACCTGGCCGAGAGCTGAAAGCTGAAGGCTGAAAGCTGACAGCAGGATCAGGAGGAGGAGTTTCATTTTGGTTGAGAGTTGGGGAGTTGAGAGTTGAGAGAGGAAGCCGCGCGGCAGCGCGGGCCTGCCGTCATTTGTAGAAGCTCAGGGTCACAGTGGTCGCTGCGCTGGAAATGATGTGGATGTTGGTCACGACGGTTACATCCCACACGGTTGGGTTGATCTCGCCGGCGGTGCCGTCGGTAATGCTCGCACCGGGGACGGTGACCACACCGTCAGGCCTCGCGAAGAAGTTGCCTGTGGCGGCAAAGAGCACGAACCGGGCACCGGAGGGCACGGCGTTGGTCGTGGGGTTGGTGCCGTCGAGGACGATGGCGTTGACGTGCTGCGGCTTGGACCGCGCACCGATGTGCGGACCGTTGGCGGTGGCCAGCAAGCCCAGTTCGCTCGGAGTGGCGAAGAGCTGGACGGCCAGCAGGATGACCAGCGCAGCGACTGCGCCGAGGAGGAGGGCTTTGGCTTTCATTCGTTTTGTCGTGTTGGTGTTTCGGTTTGAGTTGGGGCGGGGGTGGTTGGACACCCCCGCCCCGTTGAGGCCGACGCGCGCGGGACCAGGACGCAACGTCAGCCAAGTGGTTTAGCTCGCGGCGGTCTCAAGGCCGGACACCGCGCCGTTGGCCATGAGGCCGATGGTGAAGCGCTCCAGAGCGCGCACGAGGATCTCGTCGGTGGCGAAGCCCGCCTCCTTCGAGGTGTCGAACCGGATGCCGCCCCGCACGCCGAGGTATTGGTAGCTCGGGTCGCCGAAGAGCGCGAAGACCTTGCTCACGTTCGCGCTCGTCGAGTAGGCGGGCATGATGTCGATCCAACGGATCGGAAAGCCGTCCAGCGTCGCGCCGCCGAGGCCATTGGCCTGGTAGGGCTTGTCGCCGGCCGTGTTCAGGCCGCTCAGGTGCTGCTCGAAGCTCGGGTGCATGTAGTAAGCACCCATGCCGATGGCCGCCGCGTCCACGACCGCACGGATGGCGCGCAGGTTGGCGAGCGTCGCGTCGCTGTATTTCGTCTTCGTCGAGGCCATCTGCGTGACCTTCGAGTTGGTGATGGTCGAGTAGGTGAGACCCTCGACCGTGCCGTTGACGCCGGAGGCAGCGCCGCTGCCGACCCAGAAGTTCTGGTCCTCGGCGCGGGCGATGTTGCGCGCCGCATAGCGGGCGAGGAACTGACCCATGGCGAAGATCGAGTCCTCGTCAATCTCGGACGGCAGGCGCACGAGGCCGCCGAACTTCTCAGCGGTGAACGTGACCCACGCGGTCTGCGGCGACTTCTCCGTGACCGTGCCGGAACCGGCGATGAGCACGAAGGTCGGGTCGGTGGTGAGCTTGGGCAGCTTCACGACGCCGTTTCCGAGGGGGAACACGGTTCCGTATTTGCGGGCCGTGCCGTAGAGGCTGACCAGCTCGACAACCTCCGCACCGTAACCGACGGGGAGCGGGATGTCGGACGAGGTGAGCGCGGTCTTCACCTCCATGCCGGTGATGTCCTTGAACATTCCGCTCGCGGCGTCCGCGTTGCGGCCGTCGAGCTTCTCCTGGCGGAGACCCGCGAGCAGCACGAGCGCGCCGAGGTGGCGAGCGCAGGCCTCGGAGACATTGCCGGGACGGGCGGGGGCGCTGGCCTTCTGGGAAAGCTGCGACTTGCGAACGTCGTCGAGGTGCTTCTGGAGCTTGGCGACTTCGTCGGCCTGTCCCTTGAGGTTGGTTTCGATCTCGCCGAACTTCTTGGCCTGGGCGTCGATCTTCTCGATGCCCGACTGGAGGAGGTTCTTGATCTCGGTGATGTTGCCCTGCGTCTCGGCAGTAGCGTTGAGGAGGAGCCAGTTGCGTTTCATATTTGTTTCGAGTTTTGGGTTGCGAGTTTGGGGTTCTAACTGCGGGCCAGCACCTCGTTGAGTTGCTTGGCCAGGGTTGCCAGTTGCGCGATCTCGGCCACCGACCCGCTCGCGCCGGGCTTGGGTGCGGGGCCTTCCTTGCTGACAAAGTGTTTGAGGAGCTGCGCGAGCTCGCGCAGGTCGGCGACATCCACCGCGCCGGACTTGACGCCGAGGGCGAGGGCCGACGGGTTGGCTGGGATGGCCACAGCCGAGACCTCGATGAGCTCCTGCTGCGTGAACTTGCGGTCATAGGCCGCGCCAGTCCCGCCGTTCTCCCAGAGCTTGGGCAGGAAGCCGACGGACGAGGCGTTGAGGAAGCCGCCGGCGTAGAGGTCACGGGCCACCTTGGCAACCGGGTTGGCCGCCGAGGCGAACTTCCAGACCTGCATCAGCTTGCCGCCCTCGACCCAGGTGCGCTCGGCGCGGCCGATGGTGTGCAGGATGTCCTCGGTCTGGTGGCTGTTTTGGATGACGGGGTTCCGCAGGTAGTTCGTGAGGTCCCAGCCGGCGGCGTCGATGACCTCGCGGTAGCGGTCCAGAGTGGCGTCGGACGCGACCATGGTGAGCAGGTCGGAGTTGGCGGGGTCCACGGTGGCCTTGACCTCAAGGCTCGCGCGGATGCCGGACTTGCCGGGGGCCAGCTCGACGAGCCGGGTGCCGAAGGTGTCAAGGAGGGTTGCGCTCATGGTTTGGGGTGTTTCAGGAATGGCTTTTCCGAGCGTTTGCAAGAGGGTTTGGCGCGTCTTTGGGGGCGGGGGCGGGGTTTGATACCCCCAAAGCGCCCTTGGCCGTCCTACGCGCGAGGAAGGCCTCGTAGGTGAGGGACACCGTCGGCGCTGACTTTTCGCCGGAGATCCCGACCAGGTGGCAGCGGCAGTTGATGGTGTTGCCGGGGCTGGCCGCGGGGTCGCCGGGCATCATCATGGCCTCGCCGCCGACCATGAAGGGGTCGCCGACCGGGATGCCGTCGGCGTAGTCCTTGCCCGCCTGCTGGTGGGCGGGCCGGCTGTTCTCGATGTTCGCCGCAAGCCACCCCTTGCGCTCGACTCCAGACTCCAGCAGTCCGGTGAACCTGCCCACGTTGACGGCCGTGTTGGTTTCGGTCAGGGCGATGGTCTCGGCCCGGCTGTCCGTGGCGTCGTTAAAGACGGCGCGCACGCGGTCCTTGAGCTGCTCGAAGGTGTCACCGTTGGTCAGTCCCTCGATGAGGGTCTCGTTGAGGCCGGAGACGGTGGTTGCGTTGACCGCCTCCAACCGGGTGCCGAAGGTGCGCAGGTGCTGGATGGCCTCCATCGGCGGCAACTTGAAGTCACCCAGGCCGAACTCAGACCAGAGCTGGGCACCACCGAACTCCAAGTCCATCAGGAGCGAGGGCTTCATCTCCTTGAGCAAGAGCTGGTCTTCCTGCTGCTTGTCGAAGATGTCGCCCAGAGCGCGGGACAGTTGAGAGTTGAAAGTTGAAAGTTGAGAGTTGGGAACCCAGCGCTCGGGGGTGCCGCAGTTCTTGCCGACGCCGTCGAGGGCGGCGAGGACGCGGGCGCGCTGGCCGATGAAGAAGCGCCGCAGCCTGGATTCCTTCGCCTTCACGCTGCCGGCGATGCTCGCGGCGTATTCGGCAGAGGCGGCGCAGGTGTGGGGGATGGGGGATTGGGTCTTGGGTCTTGGGTCTTGGGTCGAGGCGCGCTCGATCACCGAGAGGGCTGCGCGCAGGCTGGCGGCTGCACTGTCGGGCTGCGCTGATGGCTGACCGCTGACCGCTGACAGCTCCCCTGCACTCGCACTTCCGACCTCTTGCAACGCGAAGGGCAGGTAGCCTTTCGCACCCCAAGGGTGAGAGGGGAGCCCAAGATCGAGCGACTCGTTGAGGTCGTTGAAGGGCACGCCCATGTTGAAGAGCGCGGTGGCCGTGGCTACTCGCTCCAGTCTCGCGGCCTGCGCGATGGGCAGGTCGTCGAAGTCGAAGTAAGCGTAGAGGTTGGGGCCGAAGACGCGCAGCAAAGGCAGCAGGCTGGCCTCGATGCGCGCACCGTGCGGGGCGCACGTGTTCTCGATGAAGTTGAGCCGGGCCGAGTTGCTGACGGAGCGGTTGGCGTCCTCGGTGAAGCCGATGATCTCCTGCGGCACTCCGAAGATCGCGCAGACCTCTTGCCGGCTGAACTTGCGGTTCTCCAAGAACTGCATGTCGGCCGAGCTGAGGGCGGGCTTCTCAACCTTGGCCCCTCCGGTCAGGAAGAGCGGACGGTCAGCGGTGCCGGCCTTGCGCTTGCGCTCCTTCAGTGCGGCCATGATCTGCTCGCGCTGCTGGTCGTCGAGCACGTTGTCGGTGGTGACGATGACGCCCGTGTCGGCGTTGTTGAGCATGAGCCCCTTGTGGAACTGCGCGGCGGCGTAGTCGGCCTGGGCTGGGAGGTGTGCGACCACGAGCGGTGCCAGTCCGCGCCATGCGTTGAAAGGATTGGTG